CGTTCTATCCCCCGCGAGGGGGCTCCACCGGTGTTTCACCGGGCTTTTGGAAATTCCGTGATCTTACGAGAACGGAACCCGTCCAAAGCGATAGCCACTAACGTAGGAACCGCGTATACGCGGCGTAAACCCGTTGACTTCAACCGGGAACCCTACTTTAGCGCTACCACCTACGGCAGTATTGCCGTAAAGTGCTGCCGCCATGACTACGCCGGGCCGGAAGTGAGAAGTAGGGATTGCCCTATTCACTACTGGTCGCCAGACGCGGACATAGCGGATCCCGCTTCGCTCCTTGACTCGTCCTTTGGTCGTCCAATCTGGATCGGATAAGACCAGATCTCCGAGCTCCTCAGGCCCGCGGCATTGTCTAATCGCTTCTGGCAACCCGTCGACGACGGAGTACCAAGAGTGTAGATGTAGCCGAGGAAGCCCAAGAGCATCGAGACGAAGACCAAGACGGTAAAGACCGTTAGCGAGACTGATGAGTTTGTGTGGTTCATTTACTTCTTCTTCACAGAAATGGGATCTCACGTCGAAGCCGCGGTGGTAGTCACCACCGCAGCTCTCACGGAAGGGCCCACTTGTAAAGGTCTTCTTTGCGTTAAGCGAGAAGCCGAAGAAACGAAGGGCAGCACACACGTCATCACTTATAGAGGTCGGGACAATGATATCGTCGCCATACACACTGATCGTGAGACCAGGAGTGTACGGGTCCTCCCTCGCCGGACTAAGTCGTTGGACCGTCAGGCAAAGAGAGTAGAACAGCAATGTCTCTAACTCAAATGTGAAACCGTTCCCCATAGAGCTGAATTTCTCCAGCCTATGCCACTTACCGTCAAGACGGGTGTGGGTCGAGCGGAGGGCATCAACCAGATGCCACCAATCTTCGGGGAGCACCAACTTCACTAAGTTGTATGCAACGGTGTCACTAGCACTGGAAAGATCGATTGTCGCACACGCCCCGGTGAGGGACGCGATGCGTGCAAGAACCTTATGGTACTCTTGCGATCGCTCTTTCTTTAACCCACGCCTCGCCAGCCTTTTCGAGATGTATGCCCCAACGCCTAGTTGGAAGTACACCTCAACAGAGGGCTCAACGCAGATTCCCCGATCGATGTCCCACGCCTTAGGAACCGTTGTGAAACGATTTCCTCGGACGTGTTCGATGTCACGGATAACCAGGTCGGGAGGGTAGGAGTCACCACGAAGGAGGCCGTCTACTAGGTTCAATGGAAGACCATTTTTACCGTTATACGGTCTCAATCCGCACGCGGCCGAGTAGGCCCAAGCGGTACGATCCCATGTTTCCAGGAACGCACGTGGGAGTGATGAGGACGTAAAGCCATCTGATAGTTTTTCTGCTATCGTGATCTTGTCGCCACGGTTAGAGAATGTGGCACCAGGACCGAACCGGCAGGGGAGCTCATCCGGAGATGGAGCACGACCCAAAATCCTCTTAATCTCTTTACGCCAAGATAGCACGAAGCTACCGAGGCGCTCTCCATAGTGACAGGGGTCAAATAGGAGAGGACTAAGACGTTCGTTAGTCTGGTAGCACTGCGCTTCCGCATCAAAGAAAACCTTGATGGCAGCCTGGCGTCGCTTCTTCTTAGAGTATCCTCCAGGCAGGGCCTGGTACTTTCGGAGGAAGTTGACGACCTGGAGGTCCTGACAAAGGACGCGGGCGCAGACGTATGATCGCGGATTGACTTTCAACCTCACAATCTCACCCCAGCAGTCTTGCTTGGCAAGGCACAAGGCCTTCCAAGCGAGGGGTGTCTCTAGCTTCTTACAAAGGCGTATGAAGCTCTTTCCTACAACGTCGTAGTGAAAGTTTGATTTTTGCATAACGTGAGATCCTTAGCGGTTACCCGCGGGGGGACATGCCTTCCTTATACGCAGAACGGATGAGGGCACTGGCCAAGAGGCCGGTGTACTCGTGTACCATTTCTGCGATATCAGTGGGGGTCATCGTTTGCGGAATCAAAAGAGTACCGAAACCGTTAGGCCCACCGTTCCGGACCTTGCGGCCAAGAGGGTCGGTGAGAAACAGAGGACGCACATAGGTATGATCCAGGCGACGAGCATCCTTAGTCCCATTATTGCGTGAAGCGATAGTGAAGACGGGGCGCTCTGCCGGGGTCGTACCCACAGCATCGTTCCGCCAGATAGCAGGAGACTTGTCTCCGGCTGATCCAGCAACGGCGGTAAAAGTTACGTCAGTCGTACCGTTGGCGGCTTTGACCACGATGTTTGCCATAGTAGGCATAGTGTGTTTCCTTTATTTTGGTTGAGATCTCGGGAGGATTCCCAAGAGTAAGGATAGTGCATTTAAACCGCGCTGCACAGAAAAGCGCTCATAAGCAAATTGGAGTTTGGGCTGAGGGATAGATAGTACGCGTCGGAAACGCGTATATTTTCTCTTAAAGCTTATATCTCTCCGCTCGTCAGGCGGGTACCCCCGGACGGAAGTCCAGGAGGTGTCAATCATGCTCGTGGTACGTCGGTTAGTGAGACGAAGCCCGTAGAAGTCAGTTAGTGAGCCGATTATCGAACTTAGGTTCGAGAACCAGTCCACTACGAAACTAAACGGGATAGCCTCATTTATCCATTGTACTGGGTTAACTAAACCCAATCTGTTCGCTAGCCAGATATCTGGATTCGTGACTGCCACGTCGACAGCACAACGAACAGAAGCAGTGAAGTCGTACCTATTCGAACTGAAGTAGGACCCAGGGGTCCCGTCCGAGTAGAGTGCGTTCTTAGAGACCTTAGCGCCACCACGGATGGTGCGCGTAGGGAGTGGAGACTGCAAAATCTCCACGGTGCTATATATATCGGACATAAGGGGGCTCACGCCATAAGACCACAGCAGCCATGCTGAACCTGCGGTTTTGGCGAGGGTCCTCCCATCCGGATACACGATAACACGTCTCCTGAAACGGTAGGTTTTCCTTTTCCGTCTCCTCACTGTAACGACTGTCTTTTCCTCGTATGGCACTTTCAGGACACTGGCCACACCCATAAGGTTACCCCTGCGGGCGTGGTTCGCGGCCTTGAGTATTGTTTCGAGGAAGGAGCAGAGCATACCGAACGTATCCTTGCGCTCGGCCGTGGAGGTTGCCCCCCACGAGGTAGCATCACCCAACCTAGAAATCATCCTCTCGTACGCGCGGTTATTAGCCGCGACGACCGTTGGAGCGAACATCTCGGAGTCTTCTTCGTGCAGTTCAACTGACGCGTCGAAGCCCGTAGATATGTTCTCTTCATCACCAGTGAAGGTGAAAACGGAGTCGAGGGACACATAGGGTGTTGGAGTATCGTAAGGCTTTCGCTGCTTATAACCGCTCTTGATTCGGTACCGAATTATGCGCCCAGTGGCGTTACGATTCGAGAGGACTCTTGAGTAGTAGAAAAGCGCTTTTGCCATGGATAACACTCCAGTGATGAGTTGATGTTGGTAACTTCCGAGAGGAAGCTGACAGGAGCTACCTGTCAACCCAGTTAAAACACCGATGCCGCTAGCTAGGCGGAATCACTATGGTTTAGTGATGGTGATTTAACAAACCGGGAACCACCCGGTAGAAGTGACGTGACCCATTCTCTCCATATCTCAGTTTACGGTTAGACCGTACCTGCGTAATCCACACGTCGTGGAACCGCAGGCTATAGACTGAGGGAGAGG